AGGCTGACCGCCGCCAGTGGAAGGACCGGGAGGAGCGCCACCGGGCGGGGGCTGGTCTTGCCCCATCTCGGGATCGTCGTCGGTTACGTCGCCTGCCATCTGCTATTCACCCGGAGGCCGCCCCCGCGACGGGGGCTAATCTGCTAGCGGGGACGGTCATCCCGTGCGGTTGGGCCCTAGGGGGATAAGGGCCGGGACGGCGGGAAGCTAGCCGATTATCGGATTACTGCAAAGTCGGCTTTCCCCCGCCTGCTTTCTTGCGCGTGCCGCCGCCGCCCGGCTTGATGCCCAAAAGCTGCATCATCATGCCTTCGGTCTTTTCCTCCTTCGCCTGCGCCGCTTGGGCTTTCTGCCGCTGTTTCAGGCGCGACAAAAGTAGCTCTGCGCCGGGCGGGTGGAGCATGTGGATCAGATCCTCGGCGTCGATCGCTCCCGCTCTAGCGAGCGCAATAGCCACTTGACGATTGTCCTCCGCGAAGGCGGGCGACGCGGAGTGGCTGTCGACTTGGACTTGGAAATTGCCCGGAAGCTGGGAGAGGAGAAATTCGATTTGGGTGTCGGCGGTGGTGTAGATGAGGGCGTCCATGGCTTGCATGATGCGGAGCGCCAGCCACCCACAATCGGCGAGCTGCCGTTCGAGCGTCGCGGCTTGTTTGATGAGGTGGGGGGACGAAGTTCTAACCAGAGTTTGAGCATGGACGCCAGCTCGGACGCCCGGCTCTCCTGATCCAGACATGATAGGCGAGAACCCAGATGCTTCATCAAACAATTTGAAAATAAATTCGAGTTCTTCCAAGTAGTTGTCCGGCGGCGGGTCCAGTAGTTTTGACGTTTTTGCGTTAGGGTTTGGATCATTAATGAACCCTCCCTCATTGACAATCTTAAAGTATTGCTCCTCGGTGACGGAGCTAAACCCTGAGAATACTTGAGGGGCGTTGACATTGCGGTCCCACATTACTTTGATGTCGCGCATCCGCTTGTTCAGCATGTCCTGCAACATCTGAACGTCGGCGATCATCGAGCGGCCCCAGAAATAGCCGGGCGTCGGCTGCGGCTGCACCTTGACGAAGCTCGATTTGCCGGGAACACGCGACAGGTTGCGGTGCGTGTCGTCGCCTTCGATGATGATCGGCTCGGCGCCGTAAATGACTTGGATCGTCGTCCAATCCTCGTCGCGGTCGCGATCCTTGATCCACACCTCGCAGTGCTTGACGGTTGGCGCGAAGCTGCGCTGCGGGCGCCACGGGGTAGGAACGGGAAAGACGTTGACGATACCCGCAGCGCTACTGGGGGCGTCGCCAACGTCGCCCAACGGTTGCAGCCCGCCTACAACCATTTGGTGGAAATAGGTCGGCTCCTCCTCCTCGCGCATCGGCCCCGGCTGGCTGTCCAGCTTGGACATGATTTCCTCGTAGCGCGGGTGTTCGAGCAGCATCGTGCGCAGCCGCGATTTGGTCGGATAGCTGACGTGGCAAAACGCCTCTTGCTCGTCGAGATTGAGGGTCGTCTCGGATAGCACGCCGAAATTCTGCGGATGGACGGGGGCGGTCTTGAAGGTGCCGCTATCGCCGTCGGGCAGCACCTTGAGGATTTGGCAACCGTTGACGAGCGACCACACGACCGCCTCGGCGAAGGTGATGTCCGCGTCCGTCTGCCTGAAATCCATGCTGAGTTTTTCGGCCACGAGCTGCGAGCGTTCGAGGATGCTGTCGTCCTCGCCGCTGTCGTAGATGAGCTGGAAGCGCACGTCGGTCGGCTGCATGAGGAAACCGGCGAGCTTGTCGATGAAGGGCTTGGTTTTGTTGTAAAGGGCGGCCCGGTTATCTACAGAGCCCATATAGTAGTATTGAGCGGCGCGGGAATAGATCATGCCCCGTTCTTCCGACGACGCCATGCACTGGTCGATCATCTCCCGTATCCAGAGCTTGAGGTCGCCGGATTTGGACGGGATTTTGAGCGCCATGGGCTACCAGACTTTGATGGCTCGTCGCCTCGACGCCTCAATTAGGTCCGGTTGCGCCCCGCTGGCAAGATTGGCCTTGAGCATGTCGAGCCCGTCAAAGCCGCCATTCTCGCGCCGGTTCTGCTTGCCGATCGCGGCGGCTGTCTCGACGGCGTTGGCGATCTGGCCGCCCCACGTCGATTGAAGCGCGGTCGCGGATTGATCCTTGTAGCGGACCTTCGGCGTGCCGCCCTGCCGGTTGTCGAAGGTGACATTGGCGACGTTGTAGTCGTTGGCGATGATGTCCTCGGCGACGCGGTGCGCCCTCATGCTGACTGAGCCGCCGATCGCGGGCGGCTTGAACTCCTGGCCCATGCGAGTGTCGCAGCTCTCGCACGAGGGCGGCGGCGCGTCCCATTGGTCGGCCGACAGCACAACCTCCATCCGGTGGGAACAGTCTGGGCACATGTACGTGCGTTGGATCGGCATTCAGACGAAGCCCAATAGCCAAAGCAGGAGAAACACGACGAGGATCACGCCAACGATCCCCAAGCCGCTGTTGCCGTAGCCGTAGCCGTATTGCCAGCTCGGATTGAAGCGCGGCCCGGCGAAGCCCCCGAATAGGATCAGGATCAGGAGGATGACGACGACAATGCCGAGTGGGCTTCTCACGGTCGTCGGCCAATCCCTACCGGCGGAGCGGCGACGCGCTCCTCAAGCTTCGTGACGCGCTCGATCAAAGCAACGTGGCTGGTGAACAGGGCGTCGACGCGGTCCAGCAAAGAAGCGCCCGGTATCGGCCCCTCGGCGGGCTCCGCGACGGCGGCTTCGTCTTCCTCATCAGGCTTGGGCTCGGGCGGCTCGGGCTCGGGTTTTGGTTTCGGCTTCGGTTGCGTCGCCATTGTTTTTGCATCCTCCCTGCGCAACGCCATCAGCTTGTCAACCCCTTGACTGCCCACATGACGGCTTCCTCGATCTTCGTGATGGCGAGTGAACGCTCGCGCCCGGCCGGGACACAATCTTGAACGACGTTGAGCCCGTTGGCTCCCCAATCCTTGACGCGGATCATCATGGCTTTCTCGGTGTCGGAAAGGACGCGGTATTGATGTCGCATCGTGTTGTTGACGGTGCGCTCGTCGCTCTCGCTCGCCACGTAATCGGTCATGCAATCATCCTCCGTTGGTTGCGCCTCTGCACCGATCGCGTGGCCCAACGCACGTTGCCGGGCTCATAATGGCCGTTATTGTCAATCCGGTCGAGTGTCATGCCGGGCGGGCGCTCGCCCAGATACGAGAGGATGTACGCGGAGAACACCGGAAACGATGGTTGCCATTCGCCGCAGACCCCGATCCCGCGTCCGCCGTAATCCTTGAATTGCCTGTTGTTGGGATTGCGGCAACGATCGTTCATGTTCAGCCAGCAATTGTAGAGCGGCGACCAACGCTGCCCGTGCTTGAACTTCAACGCGCGCATGTGTTCGCGCTTTTGACAGCCGCAGCTTGTTTGCTTGCCTAAATCCTTGCCGCGAACTGTCGCTGTCGCTCCGCAATCGCACTGGCAAAACCAAAGCGCCCGGCCGTCGTCATCGCTGTGAGAATAGCGCAGAGCTGTGAGCCGCCCAAATCGTCGTCCGCTCAAGTCCGCGCGTGCGCTCAAAAAACCTCCTTGCGTCTCCCCGCTCGCGCGTTGATCGCCCGGATATGCTCCGAGAACGCGAAACTCAACACGGTCCCCGCGTTGGCGGGTGGCGGCTCACCTTTTACACTATCCCACGTAAGGTTTCTGGCAATCAGGTTCGGGCGCTGAAACTCAATCCACGTATGGTGAGCTAGGGTTGTGGCAGAACAAAGGTCGTCGTTCTCCCCGGTGTCAGGCCCCGCGCCTAACCAGCCTTCATCCTCGACGATCGCCTGCAACTCTTTGACCAGCCGGATCGAGCGCAGCTCAATCGCGCGTAGCATGAGGCTGTCGCGCAGCTCGCTATAAATCCACGCCTTGTTGTCCTGATTGGCTTTCCAGTTGATGACGTTGCCGACGCCGCCCATGGTGTCGGCGCGCTTGTAGAGGAACCAGCGCACGGACCCAACCATGTTGAGGATGCTGTCGGCCTCGTTCGTGGCTTGGATGATGCCGCGCTGCGCGAGCTGGCGGAGGTTGCGCACTTCGGGGAGGACGGCGGCCCCTACGCCGCTCACTTCGATGTTCGCCATGTGGTTGCGGTAGGCCCCGCACAGATGCGACAGCACCCACGCGAATTGATAGGTCAGGGGTTGGTTCGATTGGAACTCGGCGACTTGCACGAGCCGGTCGGCGTAGCAGCGGAACACTTCCAACGCGTGGTCGTTAGCGTCCCCCCCGCCGCCCCCCGACGGATCGCCGCCGATGACGTAGACGCCCTTTTCCTCCGGCGGCTCCCACACGCGGAGCATCACCTCGTCTTTGTTCGTCGTCTGCGCGATCGACGAGCCCAGGAAGGCATCCTCGAAGTTGTACTTGTACCCCTTGTATGGCGGTCCCTCCGCCAGCGTCTCCGCTAGTTCGAGCGTTCGTGCTGCCGGGAAGAAAGACGAGCCCGAAGCGATGAAGCATTCCCGCTCGTTCCAC